AAAAGGCATGATGGAATTTAATCAGCAATTGCACAAGGCTTCAAAGCGTATGGTGCCAGAGCAGTTTGGTATGTTTTTGCGCGCTCTTACTATGGAATTTCTTAAAAGGCTTGTAGACAAGACCCCTGTAGATACTGGTAGAGCAAGAGGCAACTGGCAATTGACTATAAACACAGACACAGACGATGTTGTTGGCAATGATGATAAAAGCGGTCAAGGTACTATTGCCTCTGGATTAGCTAATTTAGCTACATTGCGTAATCACGGGATAGGGCAAGTAGTATTTATAACTAATAACGTGCCTTATATTATTGAACTCGAAGAGGGTAGAAGTAAACAGTTTACCGGTGGAATGCTTAAAACTACTATAGCAGAATTAAGGACAGCATTACTATGAGTTTGGATTTTGAAACAGCTATCAATGCAATTACAGCTCGCTTTGATGTGCAAATAGAACAGGGGCAAAGCGTGGTAGTCCAATATGACAATGACGGAGCAACCGAAAAGCCAAATGAAGCTAAGTGGATTAACTTTAAAGTGCTTCCGGCTCAGTCTGCTTTAATGAATTTGGGATACGGCAATAGACGGTTTCGCACCCCCGGTGTCTTTGTAGCCGAGATTAACGTAATACAAGGTAAAGGGCTGAAAGAAGCTTACGAACTCGCTGATGCGATCACTACAGCCTTTAGAGGGGAAACATATAGCAATATACACTACAGAACGCCTTATATAACTTCGGTGGGGAAGTTCGATAGATTTTACCAAGTAAATGTTTCATGTGAATTTTATTTTGATGATTTAGAATAGGAGATTGTTATGTCTGATGCTGACAGAGTAGCGGTTAGATACCAGAAGGAAGGAACTTTTGGGACTACCCCGAATGCGGATTTAGCAGCAAAAACGACTGTGAGCGTTGACCAAACGGATAACTCTTACAACGATGCTGTTGAAGATTTGAGTGTATTTGCTGCAGGACAGCAGATACTTGTAAGCGGTTTTACCGATACCAATAACAACGGGTACAAGAATGTTGTATCTGCCACAGCTAACAAGATGATAGTTCGGGAAACTCTCGTAACTGAGGCTTTGGGCGATACCGTGAGTATTCTTTCTGCAATGAAAGAGATTAGGTTTACCGGTGAGAGTTTGAAGCAGGAAACCGATACTACCCCTACGAATGAAATTAGGGACGATAGGCAAATCGGAGAGACTAAGAGAACTTCTGTAAGAGGTTCAGGCGGTATAGAAGGTGAACTGTCATATGGTGTATACGATGATTTTATTGAATCATCTTTGCAGTCTGCGGCATGGAGTACTGCTGTAACTGACACACAGACTACTTTTTCTATGGCAAACGGTGATAATTCTATCAATGATAGTGGTTCAGGGTTTGTTGCTGCAGGTTTCACAGCCGATCAATGGATTAGAACTAGCGGATTTACAGAAGATGAGAACAATGCTTATTTTAAGATTGTTTCTGTAGCAGCCGGGAAAATGGTTCTTAAAGGTGGTTCAGGCGGTGCAGTTGCAACCGAAGCAGCCGGAGATACGGTTACTATCCTTATGGGGCCACAGATCACTAACGGAACTACTAAGCAGAGTTATTCTATTGAAAAAGAGTTTACTGATAATACCACAGACTTTGAAATTGACAAGGGGTTCTATCCTAATGAATTCACTCTGACTACAGAGGCAGAGAGTCTAATCAATGTCAGTTTTGGATATATGGGTAAGAACTCAGCGAGTGCAAGTGCCACAGCCAATACAGGCAGAGCTAAAACGGCTCCAACTAATCCTGTATTCTCATCGGTTGATGATGTAACTGCTGTGTTAGAAAACCTAACATCCACAGGTGTTATAAGTCTTGATTTCACTATCAATAACAAAATGCGTAACAGGGCTATAGTTGGAACACTCGGCCCTAACAGCATGGGATCTGGTAGCGTAGATATTACAGGAACCTTGCAAGCTTATTATTCAAACTCAACCATGATAGATAAGTACTTGAATTTTACAGATTCTAACTTGGCTCTCGTACTTGAAGACGGAGATGGTAACGGGTATGTCATAGACTTCCCTAAAATCAACTTCACAGACGGTGAGAGGCTTGCAGGAGGCACTAATACTGATGTGGTAGTCAATCTACCTTTCTCGGCTACACGGTACGCTACAGAGGACGTGACAGTACGTATAGCTAGGTTTGATGCTTAACTTTTATAAGGGAGGATGATATGGATTTAAATGATTTGAAAATGGACAAGAAAAAAGAGACAGAAGGAGCTTGGTTTGAAGTTGACAAGGACACTAAGCTCCTTATAGCTCGTGCGAATAACAAAAAATATCTTGAATGTTTTAGAAAGTTGCAAAAGCCTTATCTGTCTAAGATTCGCAGAGGTACGATCGACAATGCCAAATATGAGCAATGGCAGAGGGAAGCTCACGCCAATTGTATACTTCTAGGATGGGAAGGTCTTAAAGAGAACGGTGTACCACTTGAATATAGTGTTGCAAAGGCTATTGAGATATTTGAGGAAATACCAGACTTTTTAGATACTGTCATGTTACTGTCTCAGGATATGGCTAGTTATAAAGCCGAAATGGCTGCGGATACATAGGGAAACTGATTGAGCACCTTGAATGGTCGCTCGAATGGGGCGAGTTTGAAAAGGTGCTATTAATAAAGGAGTCAAAAGGTGATAAAGTTCCGGCACTTGAAAATAAGCCAGAATTATACGAAGATCTTATTCCAGTCTGGAATAATTATATCGCCTTGCAAGAACGAGAAAAGACTATCAGACCCGAATCTATTGAAAGTTGGCTTAGAATACATGAAGTGATACCGGAGGAAAGACAAGAAATGACTAGATTGATACTGCTACTAAACGGGAGATTCATTCAGCATGTCAATGCTAATAGCAAGAAGAAGGGAAAATAATGCCTCTATTTGGTGATCTGAAAGCAAAACTGCAAGCTGTAATCGATGCCAACCCTGCCAAAGCAGGAGCAAGGAAATTCCGGGCTGCTACTAACAGCATGAGGCAAGGTGCTGCTAAGACTAATAAGTCGCTTATAGGTCTAAAGAGTGCTATAGCCGGAGCGTTTGCATTCGGTATTATCAGAGCCGGTGCGAGTAAGATAATCCGTGCTATCGCAGAGCAAGAGGAGACAATTGCACAGTTAAGGCAGGGGCTTGAATCTACAAACAAGGTATCCGGTCAAACTATAGGCAGTTTAAGGGCTTTATCTGCTCAAATGCAAAGACTGACTAAGTTTAGCAACGAAGAGGTCGAATCTGCACAGGCTATATTGTTAACCTTTACCAAATTGCAAGGTGATGTATTCCCTGCAACTGTTAAGGCTACTGCTGATGTAGCTCAGAGAATGGGAACAGATTTAAAGACTGCAGCGATTCAATTAGGTAAAGCCTTGAATGATCCGGTTGCTAATCTAGGAGCTTTGAGTCGATCTGGTATACAGTTTAGCAAAGATCAAAAAGCAGTAATCAAGAGTCTTGTAGAGACAAACAGACTTGCGGAAGCACAAGGCATTATATTAAAAGAGCTTGAAAACCAGTTCGGAGGAAGTGCAGAAGCAGCAAGGAACACTCTAGGGGGGGCACTTCAAAGGCTCGGCAATGAATTTGATGATCTGTTTAAAAAGGGTGGATTGTTCGGGGATATAATCAGAGACAATGCTGAGATTATGGGAGACTTTTTCGCTGTTTTAAATAATGACGGAGAGGTAGCATTTACAAATCTTGAGTTTTTGGCTACCGAATGGAGCTTTGCTGTTGATGTTGCTGCTTTTCAGGCTGCCAATTCTATAGAAAATGCTTTTTCGAAATCACTTGTTTTTGTTACTGAATGGAAGGATAGTGCTTTAGAGTCGATTTCACCTGTAACTGATGCTCTAGGAGGTATATTTAATACTCTCACGGGAAGCGGAGATACAGAACAAAAGGCAGGATTTAGGGGTGGCGTTGCCGGTAATCAAGGTGGATTGGGAGGAGGTCAGTTTGGCAGAGAAGAATTATCGATTGCCGAAAAACTTGTAATTGTCAACGAAAACAGTAATCAGGTATTAGAAGAAGGTACTGAAAAAATAAACGAACAAAGAGACGCTTGGGCGGAATGGTTTCGGGCTGCAAGAGATGCCAGAGATGAATTGCGAAAGGGCTTACGCGGAGGAGGCGGAGGTGGGGACTCTATTATTAAATGGATAGACTCTTTAAAGCAGGTAGATGATGCAACTAATAAAATAGAGCGATCTTTTATG